GTGAACTCCATAGCGCATTGCAACCCGAACGGCTCAATCATCGACTCGTAAAACGCGTTCCATTCCTGCTCGGAATAGCTCGATTGAATGATTTTTTTGTTCATGCCGAAATAGTCGTTTACCTTTTCGGTCATAGCCGTCATTAACTTATCATCGATCATTTTAGGGTCTGTTTTAAGCTCTTGATATTCGGCTTTAGAATCCGTTGCAGCTACGCCGCCGTGATTCGATGCGTCCAAATAATCAGTTTTAAAAGCGTCCGTTTGTGCTTTCATATCTTCCGGCTTGAGCATGGAAGTGAATCGCAATATCCCCCGCAGGATAGCCGACGTTTTAACCGCGTTTTTCAGCCCTTGATTCGTTGCCGAAATGAGGTCGAGAATAGGCGTTAGAGCCGTTTTGTTTGACTCCCCGAACATATCATTTTTATAAAAGTGCCGCCGAATATGGATAACGTCAGTGTAAGGCGCGGCGTATTCGTTACCGTCATAGAAACGGAACTTAACAACCATTTCCCCGTTAACCTCGACAAGATCCACGCCGGAAGATATGAGCGGGTAAAATCCTTCGATGCGGTTCATTGCATCCCGGCGAACCCATACAAAAGAGTTGTTGTTCATGAGGTATTGAGTTCCCAACCTATAATAAAAGATATAAGCATTCATGAAACGGTTCGGCCTATTCTGCAAAAGCCATTCGACCTCGGAATTTTTAACCTCTTGAATGCTCCCGGCAACCCGCCTTATATGCTTCGGCTTAAGCTTGCCGACATTCCGAGCGAACGCGTCAGCCGCAGCGCGTACCGTATCACTGTCGTAGGCTTCGCCGCTAAAGTCATAAAAGCTCGGTGTACTGTTCAACATCTGCATGTACGTATGATTGCGCGGCGCTTGCTTGCCGCCGAATATCATTTGGAACAATGAGCGTCTTTCCTTCTTCAATTTGTCACCCCCCTTCTGCAATGACGGACATTAAAACAATTTTTGGAGGTGTTCGTTGTATTCCACAATCCACGCAACAGGAATAGCCTTGCGCGCTTCGATATAGCGTTGAAAAGCTCCCTCTATTTCTTGAATCCGCAGTTCCAACCAAATTCGTTGCGGCGTTAAGCCTAACGGCGGTCTCTCAGCCATGTTATCCACCCTTCCTAAATCAATGCTTTGAAGTCCGTCATGTTCTCGTAAAGGATCGTGTAAGCGTCCAAAATAGAAAACGTACCATCTATACGCGCCCGCTGATTCTTACCCTTTATAGGCCGTATATTATCGTTATCGTCATGCTTAACGTTGGTGTTAGTCAGGTTCCAAAGCGTCAATTGATTGTTGTTGTAGTTAATCCGGTTACCCGCAAAATCTGCATGTATTTCCTTCATAGGCTGGCTCAATGTCAGCGCCCCTTGCCGGACTACGCGCATATCAAAGCCCATTTCCGTCATTTCATCAACCCAATATTTAGAGTCATGCGGATCGTATCCAATCCATACAGGCGTTATGCTGTATTCGTCATGCATTCGCTTAAACCATGCCGTAACGTCCTTATAATCAATCTTGTTGCCCATCGATAATGTCAGCCAGCCGCGTTCGTGGTAAATGTCGTAAGGTATCTTGTCCTCTTTAACTCGCTTCTCTAGCAATTCTTCCGGTAGGAAATATTGTTGCAATGCATAGATAGTCGGGTCATTCGGCTTCATGATAAGCAATGTAGCACACGTTAAATCTGTTGTGCTCGACAAATCCGCGCCGCCTACTGCGTAAGTGTTCCGCAAAAGCTCCATGTCATAGGTCGCATCATTGTAAGCTTCCTCGAAAGTTAGCCATGCTTCCTCGGATGTTTCGGGGATGTTCATATCCTTAGTCAAAAGGTTTTTCACAAGGTTAGGGTTAGCTTTAGCCTTGGCTACCTTTATTTCTAGCTGGTCAAGCTTTTTAATTGTTCCGAGTCCGGGGTTTGCTTTCTTCCAACATGCCGGATCAACCCATTCTTTACGATCATCAAGTTCGTAAATGATGGGAAGGAACCTTTCGTGCGGGTCAGTTTCGCCGTCCTCGTAAGCAATTCCGAGTCTGTTAATCTTGTCCTTTGCTTCGTCATACTTTTGGTCATAAACCGAATTACGAACCGTTCCAGCTGTCGTTATCATGACGATAAGCGGCTGTTCCCGCGAGCTTGTACCATCGACTATAACGTCGTATAGGTTTTTATCTTTCCACGCGTGTATCTCGTCGAGCATGGCCCCGCTAACATTGAGACCGTCGAGCGTTTCGGAATCGGCGCCAAGTGGTTTAAATGTACTGTCATTAGGCAGACCAACAAGCTCGGATACAAGCGGCTTAATGCGTTTGCGGAGCGCTGGCGACTTGTTCACCATTCGTTTAGCTTCGAGCCATACTAGCTTTGCTTGATCCTTTTTAGTGGCGCAAGCGTAAACCTCCGCGCCCGCTTCACCGTCAGCGATTTGCAAGTACAAACCGATGCCGGAAGCAACTGTCGATTTGCCGTTTTTACGGGCGACGACTAGAAGGGCTTCCCGGTATTTGCGCGTTCCGTCAATCTTATGAATAAAACCAAACATTGCAGCAATAAAGGCTTGTTGCCACAATTCAAGCTCTATCGGCTTGCCGCCCCACGTCCCTTTCGAGTGCTTGCAATAGTTCTCGATAAACTCGATAGCGTGGTTAGCGTGTTCGGCGCTATATTCATAAACAGAATCTTGGTCGTAAACGTCGGCGGCAAGCTGGCGGTACATTTTCCGCACCTTTTCACTTACGACAAGCCCGTTTTCGATCTGATTCCAGTATTCGATTATGGGGTTATGGGATAAGGGGTATTCCTTCAAAATGCCCATAAACTACCCCCTGTTTTTCTTGTTGATGAAAGTATCAAAACCATCGTCAGTTTTTTTCGGATCATAATCACCGTCACCCTTTGGAAACAAGTCGGTGAGCTGCTTGATGATCGTTTGATAGTTCTTTGCTAATGAATTGTAATTGCTGACAACGGGCCGCGAACGTTCATAAGGCGGTGCGCTTGCTGATTGCTGGAAAAGCTCGACCGTCCCGTTCTCGTCAATGTCTTTTTCGTAATCATCAAGCGTGATTCTCATGTGCGCTGCCCGTTGTATGAGCCCTTGAGCCACACTAAGCAAATCAGGCGGCAACTTTGCGAATATGTTTGAAAGTCGCGTTACTTCCTTTGTAACTTTTGTTTTC